GCAGGCGCGGCAGCAGGTGCGGCAGCAGGTGCGGCAGCAGGTGCGGCAGCAGGTGCGCCGATAGTGACCGGAACCGCTTCAAGGGTACGCTTGTTGACGCCGTATATCGTGCCGTCGGCGCTTTCTTTTAGTTCAAAGCCAGGGTTGGCGCGCTCCCATTCAAATTTTTTCTGATCAAACGCAAGGCGGCGTTCAGCAATAGTGCTGCCCCGCACCGGCGTGTTAAGTTCGCCCATCGTAACCGGCCTAGCCGCGCCCGTGAGGTTGTTAATCGCAACGAGCCTACCATCGTCAAGTTCTTTGATGGTGTTGCCAGGATTGGCCTGCTCCCACGCAAATTTTTGTCGATCAAACGCTAGACGTTCTCTTGACACGCCGAGTTGGCCTTGCGCGGTCGTTTCGCTAATCGTAGCTGTCTTTGCTATGTCTGGCACACCCGCAGCACGCAAACCAAACCCTGGCAGATTTGGGTTGTCTTGAAAGGTGGTAATGACCCCGCCCGTGTCTACCCGCGTGTACTTTGGCTCCAGTCGGGTCAGCCTGTCTTTAGCCTCCAAGAACTGGGCTATTTTTTGAACGCGCCATTGCTTGTACTGCTCCAGCGGCATATTTTGGAGCTGGTTAATCTCTCGCGATGCGGATGCCATATCAAGCTCACCAGCTTGCACGGCCCTAGTGAGTTGATCAATAGCCTGTTGAGGTGTGTCCGCCGCGCCAGCGTTTTCCCAAGCCTGCCTAAATTTTTTCTGCTGAAGCCCAAATTGACTGGCCGCAGTCTCAGCCCTGGTCTTTTCTAGCGTTGCGGCCGCAGCTTGACGTTCAGCTTCTGTCTTAAAAAAACCAGGAAGAATTGAACCTTGTCCTTTTTGCGCCGCTTCAGCCGCAAAACCCGCCGCGTCAATAGTTCCCGTTTCCGGGTTAAAGTGACGCGCGTACAGTTCATTTTGAATGGTGGCAGATCGTTCGGCGCGTTTTGCGGCCTCTAGCTGATAGTTTGCCAGCTCTGCTTGGCGCTGACCGCCCATGATCTGCTGAATCTGCGCCGCCTCGGCCAAGGCGTTGCGCGGCTGGTACTCGACTGTGGGTCGGTACGACATCGCGATGTTGGGATTGACAAGTGCCATGATTAGTCCTTACCGATAGACCATGTACGAAGGCGTGTTGGCAAAGCCCTCTTCGGACGTGTATCCCATACCACCTCCGTAGCCACGCGCAAGCGCCTGCTGCAACAGCGAGTTCTGCGCTTGGTTCTGGCTGTAGTTCATGTACTGGTTCAGGCCGCCGCCGATTGCGTTAGCCATGCCCATGTAGCCCGAGGCTCTAGCCTGGGCGCCTGCGCCGAGCGCCTCACCGGCCCCCGAGGCGTACGCTTGCCCCGCCGCGCCTAGCGCGTTGGTCGAGGTCTGACCGACGCCGGCCAGCGATTGCAGCGGGTTAAGGCGCGCGCTGCGCTCGGCTTGGTAGCGGTTAAAGGCGTTCTGGTACTCTTGCGAGCCCATCTCTTGGCCGAACCGCGTCAGCGCCTTGCCCGTAGCGCCGCCCATCAGCCCGCCCCGCGCCGCAGCGGATCGCTCCAGCGCCTTCTGGCCTTCTGACAGCCTAAATGCGTAGCCAGGATCAGCCTGAAACGCATTCATGCTGAACGGGGTGTAGTCAGCCGCCGCCTCCAACTTGCCCAACGCCCGGACGCCTGCCTCGCGGAACGGGGCTTGCAGCTCTACCTGTCGCTCAAACTGCTGCCGTTGCAGTTCAGCAGCGCGGTCAGCAGCGGCGGCTTGTGTGCTGGCGGCCCTGCGGGCGGAGCTGCCTCCAAGCAAAGAACTGCCAATAATTGCGGCGGGAAGCATCCATGCGGCCATGTCAAACTCCTTAAGTCACTTCGCGTCCACTGACGCGCATGTTGATGGCGCTGGCCGTGCCGGCAATCGTCGAGATGAAGTCGCCGATGCCAAGCACTTGACCCACCAGTTCGGGGAAGGTGTACACCTCGGACGGCTGAAGCGTCTTGGTCTTGGTGATCAAGTTCTGATTGCCCGCCGAGCCAGCGGCCGTGACGAGGTTGACGCTGATCGTCGCGGCGCTGGCGCTGTAGTTCGTCGCCGTGAACTTGTCGATGATGGTCGTCACGCCAGTCGCGGTGTACTGGGTGGTTTGGCTGTTCTCGACCGTCTTGGCCGGAACGAGGACTTTGACTGAAACGGTCATGACTAGACTCCCTGTAGTGTCGGCACAGAGGCTATCGACACAGTTAATATGACTGACGGCGTGGCCGGACGAACTGGCCCGGTTTGTGCAGCAATGTACTGAATTGTAGTGGAGGCGTTAGTAGTTGCCCACATCAACTCAATGTATTCGTCAGCGGCTAAATCGATGAACAGGTTTAGCGCGCCGATTAAGTGCCCATCTATGCTGCCGTGCCGATTGGGCACGGAAAACTGGCTGTTAGTGTCAGGCACATCCACGCCGTTTTTACGCATCCAAATATTGGTGTCGTGGATGTTGTTGTCGGTGTTTACAAATTGAACGCTGAACTGAATGTTGTACGTCCCGGCAATCTCACACCTGACCTTGGACTTGCAGGTGCCGGTGATGGTCGTAGACGCTACGGTCTGCGACACGCTGACCTGATAAGTGCCAGTGCTGCCGTCTGTGCCAGTCAACTGAGACACGATGCGAGTTCCAGCCGTAACGCCAGTACCCGTGATTGTCATGCCAGGATAGATGGGCCCGGATGTGATCGCTGTCACTGTCATGGTGGTCGTGGCAATCGACGCAGTGAACACGGCTGTGCGGTCTTCTATCGTGACGTTTTTGCTAAACTGCGTGGTGTCGTACAGCAGCGGGTACGCCGTAGTTGTTGAGCCGTCAGGCTGGTTGGCCGTGCTGTAAAAGGAGCCGTATACAAACTGCGGAATCTGCGGCGTGGTAATTGGCGCAGACTGAAGTGCGTCGATCTGCTTTTGCAATTCGGCTATCTGCGACACCAAAGCCGAGCAGCAATCTGCCAACGCTTCTGCCTGAATTTGCTTAGCCAACTCATCGCTCAAATCAGCCGCAGGCGGCAGCGTCTGCAACTCTTGCCGCACGGCGTCGAGCGAAGCCTCAAGGGACGCAATCGTTGACTCGGCGCTGAACGTAACGCCCGAGTCGTCAATGATCGCCGTGGCCGCGTTGTTGAGCGACAGGAAAAACAAGTACCAAGCCCTGTCGATCAACCCCGTGCGGGGGTCGATCAACGGCACCCGTGGCGGGGTGATTGGCGTCGGCGTCGCGTTAGGGCTAGGCATTCGTTGGACTCAGGATCAACTCTGCGCCCATGATGCTGATCTTGACCGGATCGGTGCCCGATAGCTCATAAACGCGGTCGCGCAGCTTCAGGGTCATGCCCAGACGCCGGAAGAACGTGCGATGGTAATACTCACCGATCCGACCCACGGGCGAGGTGTGGTAGTTCGACCATGTGTGGCCGCCATCGTCGCTCCAGCGCAGCATGACCTCGGGGTTGCTGCCTTGGCCCAAGTTCAGGCCAACGCCCGTTTCTAGGTCAATCTGGAGGCTGTGGTGCGCGGTGCGGCGCAGGTTGTTCTGGCCGGTAGGCAGCGCCCGCCACGACCGCAGCCACTTTTGAATCTGGTTGTTGTCGGCATACGTCTCCATGTCGAAGGCGTAGATGTTGCCGTTCTCGTAGTCGCCCACGATGATCTCGTTGTTGAACGCCATCTGGCAGTTGCTGCGGTGTCGGGTAAACGAGCCGTTGACCCAGCCCGCCCGCTCATGCCATGCCTGCGTGGCAACGTCGTACACCCAGGTCGTGTCGGCGCTCGGGAAGATCAGAACGTAGAAGCTGTGACCATCCTGTTGATAAGTGTAGGCAATCGCATCGCTGATGTTGCCGTACTGCTGGATGTGCCACTCGACGGCGTGGGTGCTGATGCGCTGGCCGGTGTAGCCGTTGGCCCGGTAAACGATGCCTTGGCCCCGGCGGTCACGCCCGAGCCAGAACAGCCCGTTGTCCATCTTCGCAATCGAGTAGGCAGCCGCGCAGCCCAACTCGTTGAACGCGCCTTGGATGCGCTGGAGCGGGAAGTCGGTTGCGCCAGTGTCGTACCAGACCTCAATCGAATTGGTGCCAAAAGCCCACACCTCGCGGAAGTTGGACACCACGGCAACCAAGCCATCAGGCGAGCCTTCGGTGCTGGCAAACTCCAGCGGGTCAATCGAGGTGCCGTCCAGCAGCGCCGTGATCCACATCTTCTGGCTGTTCGGCTCGTTGAAGACGAAGTAGCCGTCCAAGTAGCACACGGTCACCGCGCCAGGGAAGTCCGGGTCAGTGATCTGCCCGAAGGCGTTGGTCGTGTTGTTGTAGATGTAGCTCGGGCCGTTGGCCGCGATGAACAACTGGGTGCCGTTGTCGGCCATGCTCACCGGCCCGGTGCCCGCCACGGTGCCAATCAGCGTGGGCGCGTAGCTGTTGTTGATCTTGTAGAGTTGGGTGCCCGACACCACGAAGGCGGTGCCGTCCTGCGGCGAGAAGGCCCACAGGCCACGGATCGGCCCGGTGCCCACACTGGCGAGGAACTGCAAGCCTGGGCAACGTTGCAAGTACGCGGGTTCCTTGCCGCCCTCGGGCACAATTTCTGGGTAAAGATTGACCATGCGGGCGTCGGCAGCGTTGACGCTGCGGGCCACATAGGTGCTTCCTAAAATTGGAGTGTGCATTTGGCAGTGCTTTTATGATAGACTGATCGCATGAGCCATCTTGACATCACACTTGACCAACTGCGTGCATTGCTGCACTACGATCCCGAAACAGGGCGCTTTACTTGGCGCGTCAAAACGTGCCGTAAAGTTGTTCCGGGGGCGATTGCTGGGTATACCAAGCCTGAAGGATACACAACTATCCGAATTAACAAAAGACGGTACAGGACCAGTCGGCTGGCGTGGTTTTACGTGACCGGCGCATGGCCCACGGGCGACGTTGACCACATTGACGGCAATCCGCGCAACGATGCTTTTTGCAACCTTCGCGATGTTTCGACGGCGGGCAACATTCAAAACCAAAAACGAGCACATGCCCGCAACAAGACCGGAGGGCTTTTGGGCGTGTCGAAACTTAAAAGTAGCAAACGATGGCGAGCGCGAATTTGCACTAACGGCGTACAAACCGTCATTGGCTGGTTTGATACGCCCGAAGAAGCGCATCAAGCCTATTTGATTGCAAAACGCAAACATCATTCGACTTGCACCATTTAATACTTAATAGTTACCCGCATAGATGTTGTACCGCTGGCGCGTGGCGATCAGCGAGTACGGCATCGACATCACATCGTCCGGGTTGTTGATGCGCTTCAAGTTGCGCTTGCTGGTCATGGCGATGCGCTGCACCTGGGGCGACGGCTCGACGCCGAACTCAGGCGCGAACTCGCAGGCCAAGTTGTAGGTGAACGCCCGCAGGTAGCCCGGCGGGAACAGCAGGTTGGTTGCCAGCGTTGCGGGCTGGCTGATCTCCTGCACACTGATGAAGTGGAACTCTAGCAGGCGCGTGGGGCGCGGGTACAGGTTGATCGTGAAGTCCGGGAACGTGTTGTTGACGAACATGACCTGGGGATAGGTCGATGTCACCGTCTTGACCGCGATGCCGTCGTACTGCTGCTGGTTGATCAGCTTGATGCCGTAGGACACGCCCGTGCCGGGGTCTTTGAAGTAGGTGGCGTCGTCAACCAGAATGGGCCGCACAGCCGTGCCGTTCAGGCGCACCAAGGAGCCTGTGGGGCCAAGGGTTTCTTCGATGGAGCCGACCGGCCAGTTGACGATCTGGTCGATGGTGCAGAAGACAGACAGCCGCTCGGTGTTCCACGAGTC